CTCTTGGTGAAAGCGCTGGCAATGGATATGAGCTGCATCAGATTGAGAAATGCCGGCGTCAAAATGGAAGAGCCTGAAGACGTGATGGCAGCTCTTAATTCGCATGTTGACGTTCATAGGCAAGCGATGAGGAGTCTTTGTGACCTGACCAACCCAATTTTCAACTCTTACCGGAGCACAAGCGGGCAGACGTTCGATTCTGTCGTTTGGAAATTTCCGAATGTCTCCAATTGCGGCGCCAATTCTTTGCCGGGTTATTACGCAGAAAAATATCGACCATCAAACCAGCGCAACGTCGCCGCCATCCTCGCACACCGCACAATGCGTATGAAGGGACTCAACTCGTGATCATCCTCTGCGACATCGACAACGTCATCAGCGACGACTCGTGGCGCGTGAAATGGATCGCGCACGATCGAGTCGGGCACCGTGCGCGCTACCACGAGTATCACGCCGCCGCCTTGCTCGATGCCGCCGCCAACCTTCATCTCGTGAAGGATCCGCGCGCCACCGTCTTCTTCCTGACGGCGATGCCGGAGGAGTACGCGTATCTGAGGGAGGCGTGGCTGCGCCAGCACGGCATCCGCTACGAGCGCGTGCTGTACCGCGCGGACCACGATCGCCGCCCGTCCGTGACCGTGAAGCGCGCGATGGTGGAGACGTTGCGCGAGGAAGGCGTGCCGCTGCGCGAGTGCGTTGCGGCTTACGACGATCAGCTTGTGATCGTTCAGATGTACAACGAAGAAGGCTTGCCCGGCAAGCACATCCAAATCAATCAAGTCGATTACGGCGGCGACAACTCCGACCCGCACGGCGCTGGGCCTTGTCCGTATTGCGACGCGAGGAGAAGCTGAAGTGAAGATCTGTGGACTCAAACTGACGCACGACGCTGCTGTGGCCGGAATCGAAGACGGCCGGCTGGTGTTCTGTGTCGAGATCGAGAAGCTGGACAACCGGCCGCGCTACACGAAGATGACCGACACGAGCCTCATCGACCGCGTACTGCGTCGGTTCAACTTCGAGCCGGACGTGATCGTTGTGGACGGCTGGAAGGGATCGCGCGTGAAGGAGACTGGGCTGGCGGTCGCGAGCTATCACGAGTTCGACGGCGACGCGAACAGCTTGCTTACACGCTCCACCTTCGAGGAGCCGAGTGGTCACAGCGCCGAGTACGGCAGCTACCCTCACATCACCGGCCACGTCGTCGGCACCTACGCAACGTCGCCGTTCGCGGCGAAGCGCGAACCGGCTTACGTCATCACGTGGGACGGCGGCCAGAATGCGCGCGTCCATCTCGTTCAGCCTGACGCGCCCGCGCAGATCCTCTTCCACGTCGCGCTCCACGAGATGTACGGAATCATCTACGGCATCATGGGTTACTACTTCGGTCCGTACGCGCAGCCCAGCGTGGCCGCGGTCCCGCTCGAAGAGATCGCTGCGCGCGCTCTCTACGGCGGCTACGACAAGCCGGGCAAGCTCATGTCGTGGATCGGCTTCGGCACCGTCGTGCCCAGCCTCCTCGTGACGGCGCATGAGATCTACCTCGAATGCCTGAAAGACTTTCGCGGGCCGCGACTCGGCTACAACCAGAACGGAATTTTGGAGCATGACTTCATGCGCCGCTTCGCGCACGAGGCGAAGGCGATGGCGGTAAGCGATGCGGACGCGCTCGCAACGGTGCACAAGTTCCTTGAGCAGCTCCTCGTGACGGCCGCGGTGCAGAAGATCCCGCGCGGCAGCAACCTCTGCTTTACCGGCGGCTCCGCTCTCAACATCAAGTGGAACTCCGCGCTGCGCCGCAGCGGTCACTTCGCCGATGTGTGGGTGCCGCCGTTCCCGAATGACTCCGGCTCGGCGCTCGGCGTCGCGTGCGCGGAGATGGCATTGATCGAGAATCGCTGGGCGCTGGAGTGGAGCGTGTACAGCGGACCGTCAATCAATCCGCCTTCGGATCTCGAACCGGGTTGGAGCGCGCGCCGCATCACGCCGCAGGAAGTCGCTGCGCTGCTGCACGACGAGCCGCGCCGGCCGATCGTCGCGCTGAACGGCCGCGCCGAGATCGGGCCGCGCGCTCTCGGCAACCGCTCGATCCTCGCGAGTGCGCGCATCGCAGAGAACAAGGCGCTGCTCAATGACATGAAGGCGCGCGAGCCGTTCCGCCCGGTGGCGCCGATTTGCATGGAGCGCGTCGCGCCGCGCATCTTCGATCCGGGCACGCCGGATCCGTACATGCTCTTTGATCATCTCATCCGGTCGGAGTTCTGGGAGCACATCCCCGCGGTCCAGCACATCGACGGCACGGCCCGGCTCCAGACCGTGAACGAAGATCAAAACCCGCTCATCCACGCGCTGCTGACGGAGTACGAGCGGCTCAGCGGGATCGGCTTGCTGTGCAACACGTCCGCGAACTACAACGGCAGCGGCTTCTTCCCGGACGTGGAGAGTGCGATGCTGTGGGGGCAGGTGTCGCGGATCTGGAGTGATGGTTGGCTCTACGAGAGGAGCGAAGCATGAGCGCGCTGGACGAAGCAAAGCGGATCGTGTACAACGACCGGCAGGCGATGTACGGCGACCCACTCCCGTCCGCGCGCCGGACGGCGATGATGTGGAGCGCGGTGCTGGGCATCGAAGTCACGCCGCAGCAAGTCATCATGTGCATGATCATGATGAAGGTGTCGCGCGAGATCGGCGGCCACCACCACGACCACATCGTGGACATCGCCGGCTATGCCGAGAATCTCCACCTCATCGAAGAGGCGCTGGCGAAGGAGCGTGACGCGTGAAGGCGCTCGTCATAGACTTCGAGACGACTGGCTTGACGCTCCACCCGGACGCGAAGCCGGAGCTGCAGCCGCGCGCGATCGAGTTCGCAGGCGTGCTGATGGATCTCGGCGGCGAGATCGTGGACAGCGAAAGTTTCCTCATCAATCCTGGACAGGAGGTGAGCGCGGAGATCACGAAGATCACGAGCATCACCAACGAGATGTTGGCGACCGCGCCGACCTTCCCTCACCATCTCGATCGGCTGCGCCAACTCTTCGCCGATGCGAGCGTGCTGGTGGCGCACAATCTCCCGTTCGATCGCGCGATCATGGCGCATGAACTGCGACTGCTCGGCATCACCGACTGGCCGTGGCCCGGCCACGAAGTCTGCACCGTTCAACTCTACGAACCGTTCTGGGGCCGCCGCCCGCGACTGATCGAGTTGTACGAAACCGTCACCGACAAGAAGTACGAACAGACGCACCGCGCGCTGGACGACGTTACCGCGCTCGCCGAGATCGTGCGCAAGGAGAAGCTACTTGAGTTCATCGCTGCCGCAGCTGCGCGTTCGCACTGAGTTCAGTTTCCGGGCCGCCTATGGGCCCATCCCCGAAGTCGCCGCGAGGCTCGCCGAGATCGGATGCCCGGCGGCCGGGATCGTGGACCCGGCGACTTGGGGTCACGTCCGTTGGGCGGCCGCGCTGCAGAAGGTGGGCGTAGCGCCCATCTTCGGGGCGGAGCTTCCCCTTGCCCAGCCTGACGGCCGATCGCCTCGCGCGTGGCTCCTCTGTCGGGATACGGCCAAGTTCTATCAGTTCCTCAGCCACCTTCCCCCGGTTCCCGGCCCGGAGGATCTGGCCGCGGCCGGGCCGGCGGCGCTCCGCTTTCCCGGCGGTGCGCTCGAAGCCGCGGAGGCCACACCGGAGGCGTTCGACTACATCGACCTCAGCCCGGCGAGCCTCCTGAGCGCGCGTCGCGCCTACCAGCTCTCCTGCCGCCTAGGCAAGCCGATCGTCCTGACCTCCGACAACGCCTACCCCGCGCCGGCCGATCGGCCGGTGTTCCAAGCGCTCACCGGATCCGGGAAGGTGACGCCGCAGCACCTCCTCTCGATCGAGGAGATGCGCGCAGCCTTCGGGTGGCTCACGGAGGCGGAGTGGACGGCGGCCGTGCGCAACACGCGCGAAGTCGCCGAGAGACTCGAAGGCGTGAAGCTCCAACGCGCTCCGCTCATTCACTTCGATGGCGACCTGCACGCCGAGTGCGCGACCGGCCGCCAGTACCGTCTCGCCGCCGGCCACATTGCGGAATGGACTGACGAATACGAGACGCGACTGCAGCGCGAGCTGGCGATGATCGCGGAGAAGCAATTTGAATCCTACTTCCTCGTGGTCGGTGATCTGGTGCGCTGGGCGAAGACGCAGATGCTCGTCGGCCCGGCGCGCGGATCGTCGGCCGGCTCGCTGGTGTGCTACTTGTTGCGCATCACGGAGGTGGACCCGCTGATTCACGATCTCCTCTTCGAGCGCTTCATCGACATCAACCGCAACGACCTTCCCGACATCGACATCGACTTCAGCGATCGCTCGCGTGATCGCGTGTTCGAGTACCTCGCCGAGAAGTACGGCCGCGACAACGTGGCGCGACTCGGCAACATCTCCACCCTCAAGCCGCGCTCCGTTCTCGCCGAAGCCGGCAAGCGACTCGGCATCCCGCTGGGCGCAACCTTCTCCGTGCGCAACGTGATCTTTGAATACTCCTCCGGCGACTCACGCTACGGCAAGGCACTCGAAGACACGCTGACGAAGACGCAGCCCGGCCGCGCCTTCATGGAGCGCTACCCGGAGGCATCGCTGATGGGGAAGATGGAAGGGCACGCGTGGCACACGTCGGTTCACGCCGCCGGAGTCGTGGTGTGCAACGAGCCGGTGACGAAGTTCTGCGTTGTGCGCGACGGCATCGCCCATCTCGATAAGCCGGACAGCGAGCAACTCAACCTCCTGAAGATTGACGCGCTTGGGCTGCGCACGCTCGGCGTGATTGAAGACTCCGGCTGCGTTACGTCGGAGCAGCTCTATGGACTCGCGCTCGATGACCCCAAGGTGCTCGCAGTCTTCAACGATCAGAAGTATGCCGGCATCTTCCAGTTCGAGGGAGCGGCGCAGCGTCGCGTCGCGCAGCAAGTGCCCATCATCACCTTCCAGCAAATCGACCACGTCACCGCGCTGGCCCGGCCCGGCCCGCTCGGCGGCGGCGCGACGAATGCCTACATCAAGCGCAACGACGGTCGCGAGGCGATCGTGTACCGCCACCCGTCGATGGCCACGTATCTCGCCGACACGCGCGGCGTGGTCTTGTACCAAGAGCAGGTGATGCGCATCTCGCGCGAGATCGGACAGCTGCCGTGGGCCGTGGTCTCCGAGATCCGCAAGTCAATGTCCGGCCGCAAGGGCAAGGAGTACTTCGACCGGCGCGGCGCGGAGTTCAAAGACGGCGCCATTCGTCTCGGACTCTCGGACGCCGAAGCGCAAACCATCTGGGATGAGATCTGCTCATTCGGCGCGTGGGGCATGAACAAGTCGCACACCGTCTCGTACAGCATCATCGCTTACTGGTGCGCGTGGATGAAGGCGTACCACCCGATCGAGTACGCCGCAGCACTCCTACGCAACGCGAAGGATGACATCCAGATCTTGGAGACGCTGCGCGAACTGGTCGCGGAAGGCGTGCGTTACGTGCCGTTCGATCCGGAGCTGAGCGAGCTGGATTGGTCTGTGAAGGATGGCGCGCTCTACGGCGGCTTCCAATGCATCAATGGCGTGGGCCCAGCGAAGGCCACGCAACTCCTCGCGCGCCGCGCCGCCGGCAAGCTCACCAAGAAAGACTCGGAGCTGCTCGCCGCCCCACCGCTCAAGTTCGCCGATCTCCGCGAGGCGCACACGCTGTGGGGCGACATCTACGCGAATCCGGACGCGCACAAGATCCAAGGGCCGGTGCTGGAGTTTGGTGCGCTGCGCGATCAACAACACGCGGTCGTGATCGCGAAGATCGTGCGACGCGAACGCCGCGACCGCAACGAGTCGTTGCTCATCGCGAAGCGCGGCGGCAAGGTCGAGACGGGACAGACGTTGTTCCTCGATCTCTTCGGCGTGGACGACTCCGTGACGAAGCCGGTGCTGCTGCGCGTGAAGCAATGGGACTGGGAGCGTGTCGGCGAGAAGTTGGCCGACAGTCTCCGCGACGATAAGGATTGGTTGCTGATCCGCGGGAAGTGGCTGGCGCAATTCTCCATGATGTCGATCGACAAGGTGAAGTGCCTCACACAACCGGAGCTACTTTGAATGCGCAAGCCTGAGCAGCGACTTTACGACGCGATGAAACGCAACTGCGCGGACGGCGTGCGGCTCGAACGAATCGAGAATGGCGTCAACACTGGAACGCCGGACGTTCATTGCATCCGTTGCGCGACGCCGCGCGGCCTGACGGTTTGGATCGAGCTGAAGGTGGTGACGACGCCGAAGCGCGTTACGACTCCACTGATCAAGCGCGATCGCATGCGGCGCGACCAGATCGCCTGGCACCTGTCGTATGCGTCGGCCGGCGGCCGCAGCTTCATCCTCGCTCGCGATCAGGCGCGTGAGCTTTACCTTTTTCCGGGCGCGCTCGCGCTCGAACTTTGCGACATGCCCTACGGCCGATGTGTGCTGGACTATCACATCGAGAGCTGGGCGAAACTTTTTGAGGTGGCGTTCCGATGAAGACGACTCCGATGGCGCATCAGATCGAAGGCTTGGCGCGGCTGGACGGCCGCCGGTATCACGGACTGTTCTGCGAGCAAGGCACCGGCAAGACTTGGATCGGGTTGGCGGATGCTGAGCGCGCCTTCGGACTCGGCAAGATCAATGGCCTGCTCGTGGTCGCGCCGAAAGGCGTGCACACAAACTGGACGCGCCGCGAGATCCCCACTCACCTCGAAGCACCACACAAGTCGGCAGCCTACCTCGCCGGGTCGCGCAAGTCGATGAAGGCGATCGACGCGCTGCACGTTGAAGGCGGCGACAAGCTGCGAATCCTCGCCATCAACATCGACGCGCTCAATCACAAGGAAGGCTTCCTTGTCGCCAAGCGCTTCTTGCAAGATCACGAAGCGATGATGATCGTGGACGAGTCGCACCGCATCAAGACTCCGACCGCGGGCGTGACGAAGCGCACGCTGCTGCTGGGCCGAATGGCGAAGGCACGCCGCATCGCGACCGGCACCCCGCTGACCAACTCGCCGCCCGACCTGTTCACGCAGTTCGAGTTCCTGCGGCCGGGACTCCTCAACACGGACTCCTACCGCGCCTTCGTCGCGGAGTACGCGGAGTTACTGCCCGACGATCACGGCCACATGCGCCACATCATCACGCGCATGAAGCAGAAGCACAAGTGGGCCGCCCGCGCCGCCGAGCAAGGCAAGTTGCAAGGGCCGCAGATCTACGCGCGCGATTCGCGCGGCATGCCGCGCTGGCGCAACCTCGATCAACTGCGGGCGCTGCTGGAGCCGCACGCCTATCGCGTGCTGAAGAAGGATTGCTTGGACTTGCCCGACAAGATCTACCAGACACGCTACTTCGATCTAGGCGCAGCGCAGCGGCGCGCTTACGATCGG